GCGTAATCGTTGGCGTCATCAATGTACAGGATGGCAGTCTTGATGTTGGTAGGACCGGAAGCGTGTTGAACCCAGGTTGCAGGATCATCCGCATCGTAGGTAGCCACGTTACCTGTTTCAGTTACAGCCGGGTTAGCTGCAGCATTCCCGCCAGCAGTGTAGTTGGTGCCGGACACCTCATTGGTGGACAAGTCAGTTGTACCACTTGCACCCCAGCGAGGATCAGCTGTCGCCTTTGTCCAGGTAGCCTGTGAGTCAGAAACAAATGCAACCTTCAGGGCTGCAGTCTCCAGGTCCATTTTCGCCTCCAGGAAAGCGATCATGAAGTCTGAAAAGACAGTGAGTGTACCTTGTGCCATTGTGTTTTCCCCTTATGAGAAATTGAGTGATACGTTTCCGTAATAATTGGTCCCATCAAAGTAGAACCCAATTAGGTCGATCTTACCGTCACCCGCTGAAAGGGTCGGTGCGTTACCACCAGGCCACTTGACTGTTGCTGGCCATGATACCACATGGGCCGCACCGCCTGAATGTGTCACCCGCACCAGGAGAGAGCTGGGGCCATCCGGGTCATTCAAAAAGGTGATGGTTGGACTGTCATCCATTGTCACCTTCATCTTGTTGCCCTTAGTCATATCCCATGCCGTGACAGCAGAGGAAACGCCCAGATCATGCTCCTGGTCGTAGTAGAGTGTTTCCGTGATGATTGGGTTAACGACAGCTTCATTGCCGGATGTGCCGAAAAAGCCTGGACCTGCCATTGGGGTTACCTCGCGCTAACAGGAGATCCAGCGTACTCAGCTGTGAGTGCATGGTTCTCGATTTCAGCCATGGCAGTCTTGAACCGTGCAGACCACTTACGCTGTTGTTCTTCATCCTCAATGTAGATAGCCAGTTCAACCAGGGCACCATACAGAATGGCATCAGGTGCAGAAGTCACCCAGTAGTTGGTCGTATTGGAATCACTCAGAGGGTCCAGTTGCTTGTAGTAGTACAGCTCAATGCTGTAGGACGAATCAGGCTGTGGGTCGAAGATGTACTCCTGACCCAGGCGGGCGTAGTTCACCGGGATGCCTGAACGGATAGAGGAGCGAACCTCATCTACCGGCCAGCGTTGCAGATTCACCTTAATGTCCCCATTGATCAGGGCCATGCCCCGTAGATCCAGGAAGTCGGAGGGCAGTGTGATCCGTTTGGTGACTGCACCGGTAGCCAGGGTGGTGACTACCTCCTGTACAGGTAAACGTACAAGACGGTTGATCCGTGTCTCAGCCAGCATGATGAAGTCAGGGATAAGTGCTGTGAGGTCAGAGCGGTTAGCCCAGTTGGCTACAGCTGTCTGCAGCTCAGAATAGTTTGTGATGGCCATTAAAGCCTCCCAGGCCGGGTACGCAGATACCGATACTCAGGTGAGTTCAGCTTCTGGCGTAAACGGCGTTTTGTCTCAGGATCGTCGCGGAAGATGTCGAGCCCTTCTTGCTTCCATCGGAACACAGTCTCCAGCGGGATAGAGGCTACCTTGTTTGCCACCTCACTGTCGTAGTGTTGCTTCCGGCCATTGTGCTCATTGTATTCCTGGCGGTTGGCCTCCAGGCAAGCGTCAAAGGTTTCCTGCACAAAGTTATGCACGATCTTCCCGGACATCTCATCATGCCAAACCTCTGTTCGGTCTTCACCGTTGGCAGCCATCATGTCAGCAATCTTCTTCATACGAACTCCCATAAAAAAGGGGAGGAAGCCAAAAGACAACCTCCCCAAGGATCGAGCTACCAGGTATTAGCTGGTGGTCAGATCAAAGATACCGCCAGAGGCAGCTTCGTTTTTAGATACCAGGGTGTACTCAGTAACGAGCATTTTACGCTCAGAGTCACCAGTCTTAGCCAGCGGATCAGCTTTCAGAGGACGCAGGAACGCAGTGCTCCACATGTCTGGCTGCAGCACCAGCGCATCACGGGTACGCAGTACACGGTTAGGTACAACACGCAGGGTATGGAAGTCACCCTCGTAGATGTCCACCGCGTTGATGACACGCTTATCAGTGTTGGTATGATCCACACTGGTCGCGTTACCAGCAAAGCCAGAAACCTGCTGCTTGTTGAAGGCACCAACCATCAGAGTGTTTGGGTTACCACCGGCAGTGTAGGTAGTCTGCAGAACGGCCTGCAGCAGGGCTTCGGTGAGGGCACGCTGAGTACCATCAGTACGAGCATCAGTACCATTACCAGTTGGAGATGCACCGCCAGAGCCGAAGCTATCGTTGGTAGCAATCCAGGAAGTAACAGAACCTAACTCACGTGCAGTAGAAGCGTTACCAGCAACACGTGCGTTGTTGACACCAACCATTGCATGTTCCATGTCCAGACGAAGCTCTTTCATCTTTTTGGACATCTGGTAGGCCATTTCCTTGTTACGACCAGCTTTATCCAGGCCATCATCAGTACCAGAGATCTGGCAAGTTTTGGTGGAGATCTGAGTGTAGTTACCCACACGGCTGGTTGGAGACAGCGCCTGGTTGGAGGCTTCATCACCCTCAATCTGGGCGTTGGACGCTGGAGAAGCCAGGCCATCAGTCTGCCATTCGTGGAGGGTGTTCTTCGCACCACCACGGCCAATCATGGACATGAATGGGGTGTCGAACGGGTCAATGTTGTAAATAACGTCAGTCAGGTCTTCGCGGATGCCTGTCTGGTCATATGAGTCAAAGAGGTTGGTTGGCTGTGCCATGGGAAGCTCCTCAGCTTATCAATCACCCCGCTGCAACATGTCAAAGAGTACATCTGCTGCTGCGTTGGTGTTCTGTTCACTATGCAAACGGTCCGCAAGGGAAGTCTGCTTACGAGTTTGTTTAGATCTACTACCAGGCTTAGTAACCTTTGGTACAGGCTTCAACTTTTTGCGGTCCACCTGTTTAGTGGTGGGTGCCGGGGTCTTGTTGGCCTGTGACGCAGCGTGTAATACCATCAACAGTCGTGGATCGAGTGTGTAGTTCAACTCTTCCTTAGTGAACCCAATGCTTTCCGCATAGTCGATCATTTCCTGTCGGATTGCTGCACCTTTGGTTTCATCCGCCCATCCAGGGATACCTTTTTCACTGGACAGAATTTCATTGGTACGCTTTTTCTGCTCGTTGAATGCAGCAGCGTTCTGCTCCATCTGGTCTTTCACCAGCTTTTCCTGATCTGCCTTAGCCAGGTCCAGCTTCTCACGGAGATCAGCTCGTTCCAGCTTCTTGGCTGTAAACTCATCGGGATCATTGTGTTCCAGATCTTTCCAATCGAGTTTATCCAGGGCATCCAGTTTCTGCTGAGCATTCCCTTTGAAGACTTCCAGTTCGCTATTCAACGCAGCACGTACTTGCGTAACTTCCTGCAACTCTGTCTGCAGTGCTCCATAGTTTTCTTCAAATTCCTTTTTCTGACCTGCCAGTTCCTGGGTCTTCCGGGTGTAGTCAGCCTGTCTCAGGTGACCTTCACGCAAATCCTTGAAGGAAATATGTTCTTCACCAACCTGGAGATAATCCGTATCATCCAGCTCGTAAATTTCTTCTGGCAGTTCTTCCGGTTCGCCTTCCGCTTCATCTTCATCAGGGTCCAGATCATCTGGGTTGTCCTGCTCAAGTTCTTCGGCTGGTTCGCCTTGGCCCTGTTCCTGTGGGTCTTTGGTATCCTCGGTGCCTTTCTTGGTTGGCGTGTCATCACGCTCCAGAATGCTGAGGATTTGGTCTTCAGGGGCTAAATCTTTGAATCCAGTTGTTTCCTGGGTGTTCGTATTTTCGCCTGACATGGACGTTACCTTATTTAAAGAGACAGTTCAAATATACTAGCAGCGGAAGCGGTCGAGAAGGCCCTTCTTTTCCGCCTCAAGCGTTCCTGCTGCTAACTTACCCGTTTCCATGGCTGTGGTGAGATTTGTCCTCAGATCATCTGCTGCTTTGATCTGCATCCATAAATACTCACGTTCCTGTGTTTGTGACGGCTTGGTGCTCATCCAGGCCTGCATCAGAGTTGCACGGATACCCTCAAAGGCATCAATGAAAATTGGATCTTCCAGAATAGACTTCGCCCTGGAACCATCGGTTACCTGGGCGTTGAGATTGGGTGCTTGATATTCTTCGTATGCGTCTGGCATTAACCGATACCTACTGCTCGTTTCTGATCACGCTCAATGTCCAATTCCTGGAACTTCAGCTCCAGCTCAGCCACATCAATCTGGGCATCATGTGCCATCTTCTCAATGCGGGCCTTGGACTCTGCCTGTTTAAAGATAGCTTCCTGCTGGTCAATCTGCAGTTTGGCCTGCTTGAGCTGCAATTCCTGCATCTTGATCTGAGCTTCCATCTGAGCGATCTGTTCTTCAGGGGATGGACCTTCATCCTGGGCGGGAGCCTGGGTGGAAGGGTCCGTGATGAAGCGGGCAAAGTCCTTGAAGCCTGCAGCCTCATACTTGGCCTTGGAGAGTTCGTAAATGTTCTGGGGTGTAATGATAGTACCCAGTCCACCAGCTGCCACAATCTGAGCCGTATCCTGCGTCATCATGTTCAGGTGGATCATCTTCTGGTCTTTGTTTGCGAAGCCAGTACCCACTGTAACGGTGAAGTCTGTCCGTTCACGCCAAGTTGTTGGGTCCACCTGCACGAACTTACCATTGAGTTTAAAGCGTGTCTCCTTATCCCCATGCTGTAGAGACAACTTATGCATTGACCGATATATCTCACGTAAGCCCGTTTCCGCCAGCACACGTGCGATCAATTGGATACGCTGCTGGGCCGCTGTCATCATCTGAGTGATTGACATTGCTGCTGTATTAGAACCGAGGGCTTGGTCATCTTGCCCTTTACTCAAACCACTCACGCCAGAACGGTCTTCACGTACGGTGTCGATATACTGCAGCATCTGGAAGGCTTCTGGTGGAAGGTTTGGCGTATCCAGCTTCCG